TCTCTGGAGAGAGCTTCCAACCCAGCCCATGCTAGGCGTTCCCCTCATATACGGAGCGGCCCTATCCCGCCGTTCTCATTCATCCGGGCTCCGGAACTGCCGGGGGGGGTATTGGGGGGTTTTCATACGACGAAGCCCGCGTGTGTGTTTCGTCTCAACCTTATATTTTTCAGGGGTTTTCAATTGGACTTGACAAGCTCAACAGGGTCGAGCCATCCATTTGGGTCTGGTTGGTAGAAGAGAGAGAGGAAGCGAGCGAGTTCAGAGGGTGTGACGGGAGCGGACATCGGTTGACCTCCGAAGGTGTAATTCCCTAGATCCACGGACCTCGGGGCATAGTATCCCCTTGCGGGGATGAAGGTGATTCCCTGAGTCCTTTCGGAGCCCCAAGGCATCAAGCACCATCACTTCAGAGGGGGTTTGACGGCCCTCAGCGCACCCTCGGTCAGCGGTAGGTGCTAGTGATGCTTCCCGAGTTTCCTCCTGACGGTGGCCCCTGAGACAGTGCTTGTTGCCTCAGGGGTTGTATGGGGCTCTGCCCACACGCTTTCTTCGAGTAGCGTATCAAGGTCTGGCCGGTTTCAACGCCTTGGCTGCTTAGGCTTTAGGCACCGCTGGCCACCTTGATATCCCGTCTCTTCACCAGCCTTCTCGGGGGCTTCCGGGCTTGACCGGTGGATTCTGGGGATCGGCCCCGCCCTCAACACCGACACCCAGAGTCTGCGCCATGGCCCCACCCCTGTCAACCCCAAGATCGGTAGAGAAGGATTTTCTTGCAAGTTTCCTGTTGACAGGCACCTCTTCGGGGTTATCCTTGGGGTGTGGGGATAGACCCCTTAGGAGGTATCTATGAACGTAGTCTTCCAGTCTGACGTCATGCGCCATCTGGCGGTGAGCACCGAGTCTGGTGTGGTGGGCAAGCACGCCTTCCGCGCGCTCTTCTATATCTGTTCGGTCATGGGCCCGGACAACAAGGCGAAGGTGGACCAGCAGAAGCTGGCCGAGCGCCTTGGGGTTTCCGGCCAGACCCTCTACATGGCAACCCGCGCCCTGTGTAGCTACGGCTTCATCGCTAAGGAGATGAACCGGGAGCGGTCCAAGACCTTCATTGTCAACCCCGCCCTGGCCGTCCATGATGATGGTGTGGACTACGAGACCATCATGGAGGCCTTCAGCAAGGCACAGGCCGACCAGATCGAGGTTGAACAGGAGGAGAACAAGGATGTCGAGGAAGCCATCGCCTCCTTCATTACCGGCGAAGAGCCGGATGCCGCGAATCCCGAAGCCTAGGAAGTCTGTCCACCTGGACGAGTTCATGGAGAACATCACCGACAAACTCGAAACGGCCTCCCCCTCCCGGGGGGACCATGACCTCCGCTTCAGGCGGAAGCTGGAGTTTGCGACCAAGGATGTGACTGCTACGGCATGGAACATTAGTGGCCTCGGTGAAGTCTCCATGAACCAGGTCTGGGAGTGGGTCTGTATCATGACGGCAGAGAAGCACAACCTCAAGGAGATCTGTGATGTCCCCGGGGCCCCGTCCATCCGGACACTGTTTCATTGGCGCCGCAAGTATCCCACCTTTGATCAGCGGCTCCGTGAGGCAGAACAAATCAGGGCCTACCTGATCGCCGAGGAAGCGACTGATGCCGGCCGCGGTGCCACTCCCGAGACTGCCCAGGCAGCCAAGGTTGCCTTCCAGGCGCTCACCTGGCGTGCGGCCAAGTTGGACCCATCCGCCTTCGCGGACAAGAGGATCGAGGAACACCGCCACGACTTCTCTGATACCGCAACCGAGGAGCTCAAGGGACGCGTCGCCGCTATGGTAAGCGCCTTCCCACACCTGCTCGGAATCGCCAAGGAAGCCCTTGGATCCAAGATCGAATCACCTAAGGTCATAGATATAACCCCAGAGCCCAAGGAGGAACCACCCCCACCCTGAGGAGGGACCATGCGCCCCATCGCCTGCACAACCTGTTTCGACCGTGGAGTCATCATTGACCGCTCCGGATGCACCCGTCACTGCCCCGCCTGCCTTGGACTTTCTCGGTTCGGTCAGGACGAATATGACGCGCCCGGAGTTCTCGATGACCCGGTCAAGCGCTCTCCCAGGCGAACTGTTCCTCCAAGTCCCCGTAAAACTCCTAAGCCAAAACACAGGGTATAACTCCCACTGGTCCGTCAAGTATCGCCATCGGCAGGATATGGACCTCGTGGCTACCCAACTCCTCAAGGGCCTTCACCCTGGACTCGTCCGGGCTGAGGGCCCTCGCTTTATCATCTTCTATAACCGCGGCCGTGCCGACATCATCAACATCATGGGCGGGGCCAAGGCCTTGGTCGACGCCCTCGTGAAGCGCGGGGTCTTCCGCGATGATGACCCCAAGAACCTCGTCTATGCTGCGGCTATCCCCGCACCCAAGCACGAGAACCCTGACATCAAGGCAACTATCTATATCGGAGATGCATTATGAGCGCAACCCTCGTTATCCACGAAGAGCATAACGACGTAACATACCACTATGATGATGTAAAAGACCTTGGGGCCAGGTTGGTGGATATATTTAATAGCGCCGACCACCCCAAGGGTGCGACCCTGATTGTGGGCAGTGACAATAACTTCGGGGAGCTTACCCTCCGCATTGGCGATGGGTGGTGGAATGGTAAATAAGTGGTCTGACGAGTCCCGCGACAACATCATGTCGACGATCATGGATATTGCGGCCAACCTGGAAGAGAACGCTGGGGTCATCATCCTGCGCCGGTTGAAGGATGGCGCACTTGATACCACGTGGGCTGGGTCAGATGGCTTCTCCCAGATCGACGTCATCGGGATGACCGCCATCTTCCAGCGCCGCCAGCATGACTGCATTTCATACCAGGAGCCCAAAGATGACCCAGACTCATGAGACCACCTTCCCCCGCATCCTCTACCTGTCGCACGATGTCGTCCCAACTGACACCGGCATCACCTACTGTTGGACCTTCTCTGTGTCCGTGGGTAACCGTGGGGTCCTCGCTGAGGTCGATGACTTCCAGCCGGATCGGCGCAAGGGCGATGACGCTGGGGCACTCGTCGATTCCTATGCCAGGGTTGCGAGGATCCTGACCATGTTCGCCGACGCCGCGGAGAAGTCTAGTGCAATGTAAGAAGGGATCTTGCGTGTGGGTTCGTTACCGGGTGAATGGATTGTCCTATAACGGCAGTCGAACCCCCACGCCAATCGAACCGTCCTGGGCTGTGAGCATCTGCGAGAAGTGCCATTGGGTCTCGGCCATTCTCATGGACCAGGCCGGCTTGCCGGTTGTCCTGATCAGCGGGCAAGTGGCTGCCCAGGGGGACCTGCGTGATTGATCCCATCGACCCGATGCAGCAGATGCCAACCCTTGTGGAGCCAGATCTTCGTGAATTCGAGGCCATGCTCCAGGAGCTTCGTAAGCGCGAGGTCCTTGGGAGCAGGGACAGCATCGAGTTCTATCCGAAGCAGAAAGAGTTCCTCTTCTCGCCGGCCGAGATCACGGTCCTCTACTCTGGCAACCAGACAGGCAAGTCGCATACCGCATCATTCGCCCTGGCCTGCGACCTTGAGGGGATCTACCCGGATTGGTGGGAGGGTCCGCGGACCAAGAACGCCATCCGCGCCTGGTGCGTCGGCGTGACCAATGAGTCCACCCGTGACAACTGCCAGTTCAAGCTGTGGGGCCCAGACCATGAGGCCCCGGGTGGGGGCTGGCTGAACCCGGAACGGATCATCAAGCACACCCGTCGCCAGGGCGTGGCGGGTGCCATTGATACCATCTGGATCAAGCACGTCAGTGGCGAGACATCCATGGTGACGTTCAAGTCCAACGAGATGGGGCGTGAGAAGCTCATGGGTCCCTCCCTTGACCGCATCTGGTGTGACGAGGAAATTGATAAGGATGTCTTCGACGAGCTCTGCTTCCGTATGGCTGCACGCCCGGGTGCCATTCTCCGCATGACCTTTACCCCCCTCAAGGGTATGACCGAGTTGGTCATCAACCTGGAGGAGGCCGAGGACGGCAAGGATGTGAACGTGATCCGCCTGACCGCTGCGGATGTCAAGCATCGGGATGGCCGAACCCACATGACCGAAGAGTGGCGCGACAAGATCCGGCGCCGCTATGCCGGCGAGCCTCACCTTCTCCAGGCGCGTATCGAGGGTGTCCCATCACAGGGGTCGGGTCTGATCTACAAGGTCGACTGGACAAAGATCTTCTGTAAGCCGTTCCCCATCGAGCCGTGGATGCCGCGCATCGGGGCCATCGACTTCGGATGGCGCCACCCAACCGTGGCCATGGCTGCCGCCTACGACAAGGACGCCGACTCTATCTATATCTATGGGATGCACCACGCCAGCGAGCAGGACCCCAAGCAGCACGTGCGCATCATCTCTAAGTGGGGTGACATCGACTATGCCGCCGACCCGGCCGGCGTCCAGTCCGACAAGATCTCTGGCGCCAAGCTCATGCACGAATATAACAAGGAGTTCGACCCGAACTGGCGGGAGCACTGGGATGAGAAGCGGTGGCGGGTCTTCCCGGCTGACAATGGCGTCCTTGCCGGCATCGCCAGGTGTCAGACCAGAATGGAGACCGAGCGTATCTTCATCTTCGACATCCCGGAGTTTGATCCACTGAAGAAGGAAGCTCGCCTTTACCGCTGGAGTGAGACTGACCCAAACAAGCCATTCAAGAAGTATGATGACTGTATGGATACGATGCGGTATCTGGTCGGCGCCATTAACAGGGCCAGGCCCATGGGTAAGAGGTTGACCCCATTAGAAGATGACACATCCACACCTAATACCCCACAATATAAGCCGAGGCCTGAGGGCTACTAGGAGTGGACATGGTTGAAGACAACTCCGCGGCTGGGCTCGTCAACGTCCCACAGCCGGTGATGACTGGGGCGCAGCACCCCATTGCGAAGCCGTCGAAGACCCAGGAGATGGCCACCAAGGTCCAGTCGGAGTTCAACAACTATAAGACGCGCATTAGGAATCGCCACGATACGTGGATCGAGCTTGAGGCCAACTACAACGGCCGCTACCTCACGCCGATCACTGACGGCAGCAACGTCTTTATGCGGTTCACGCGGCTCATGGTCTCCCTGGCTATGGCCAAATTGCTCCCCATCATCATGCCTTCGACCGGTGAGCCATGGAACGTAAGCCCATCACCCGTCCCAGATATTGATGGGGTCGATCCAGCCCAGGCCAAGGAGTTCGCAGATAAGGCCTGCGCGGGGATGCGTCAGCGCATCAAGGACAACTTCGAGGAGATGCACTTCTATGAGCAGGTTCCTCAGGCCCTTCTCGATGCCTGCCTTTATGGGACCATGGTGTGGCGTGGTCCGTTGGGTAGCACGGCGCGCAAGTCTCAGTGGGCATACACGGAGACGCTCGACCCCATTACGGGGGCCAAGAGCATCTCATATCAGAAGCGGACGACATCTGACTCGAAGCGCCCCGAGCATAAGCACATCCCGCTTTGGAACGTCTATCCAGACCCAGGCGCCAAGTCCATCAATGACTGCAACTCAGTTATCATCCGGCACACCCTGACAGCATCCCAGTTGCGGGAGATGGCCGAGGGCGGTGACTTCGACAAGCAGGAGATCTACGACCTGTTGACCGAGTCGCCCACCGGTAATTTCGTGGCCGAGACTCACGAGTCCCAGAGGTTCGCCCTGAACCGGGAGCACCTCGACTCTCTGTCCAACCGCTATGTAGTGCTCGAACGCTGGGGCTATCTGTCCGGTAAGGACCTGGAGTCCGCTGGTGTTGAGCTTGAGCCCGGTGATGTCAAGACCCAAAAGATGTTCCAGACCTGGGTGTCCGGCAACCATGTCCTGAAGAATGACCAGGTTGACTACTTCACCAAGCCTCCCTTCATCTTCTGCCCCTATGAGGTGGTGCCGCAAAGCATCCTGGGCCGCGGTGTCGCCGAGCAGTGTATGGACTCCCAGACTGCCATCAACTCCCTGGTCCGAGGGCTGATTGACAGCATGGCGTGGGCGATGGGCCCACAGGTTGAGGTCGACCCGGCCAAGATTGAGCCCGGGGCTGACGGCTATACCGGGAAGCCACGGCGGGTCTGGCAGCGCCGGCGCATTGACATGCCTGATGACAACAACCCGGCCGTCCGTTTCCACGATGTCCCATTCCACGGGGAAGCCATCTTGGGTGGCATCCAGTTCTTCCAGAACATGTTCCAGATGGGGACCGGTGTTGCGTTCAGCAATGGGGGCTTCCAGCAGGCCGGCAACTCTGGCGTCCGCACCGATGGGATGCAGACTGCGCAGTATCGGAACGCCGAGTCCTTCGCCCAGCTTGTCATCAAGAACTTCGACACCTTCTTCTTCTCCCCCATGGTCCGTGACCACTACGACTGGGAGATGACCTACAACACGGACATGTCCCTCAAGGGAGACTATCAGGTCGTCGCGACGGGCATCCGTGGCGCCATGGCCAGAGAGATCGCTCTCCAGAAGAAGGCCGAGCTTCTCCAGGCCTTCAGCGGTAACCCAGTTTTGGTCGGCCGCATCAAGGTCTCCAACTGGGTCGCCTCCTACATGCGGGATCTCGACTACGACGAACAGGATCTTGTCTATACGGATGAGGAGTATCAGCAGATCCAGGAACAGGAGATGCAGCGTCAGGCCAGGCTCGACCAGATGCAGCAGGAGAACCGTCGGTTCAAGGCAGAGACCCCCGTCAAGGACATCCTCGCTACCCTCGCCTCGCGTATCCCCGATGACAACCCGGCCTTCGCCCCCGCCTACTACGAGGCTTACAACGCTCTCGGGGTCAAGAGCCCCCAGCTTCTCGTGGCCCTTAGTGCGCTGTCTGAGAAGATCGCCAATGAGTATGAGCAGGCTGGCTTCATCACGCCCCAGCAGGGGACTACCCTCAAGAAGGACTATGAGGCCGGCAGCGGTGGTGACGCCTCCGCGCCTCCTGATCGCCCGGGTCCGCAGGCGCCGGCGCCTCCGATGGCTGCGCCCCAGATGCCGCCCCAGATGGGCGGTGGTGCCATGCCAACCCAGACTGGGCCAGGGCGGATCCCGCCTGAGCTCGCAGAGTTACTGTCGCAAGGGGGCGAGTAGTGAGTATAGACCAGGGCAACAGACTTCTATCCATAGCACAGACGCTCCATGGCAACCCCTACGCTATCGGCCGTGACAAGGACCTCATGTTGAAGGTCCTCCGCGCGCGCATCGACGAGCTCAAGACAGGCATGGCTCGGAACCGAGACCACCTAACTCACATTGAGTTCATCGGGCGCATCATCTCTCTTGAGGAAGTCTTCAGTGCTATTGAAGCGGCAAATCAGCCGAGCTAAGTGATTTTCTTATTGCACCAATAAATGGGATACAATACATTAACCACAACGCAGTCCGCATACGCGCCTGCACGGAGGGTATATGACAGGTTTCATCAATGACGACCATCGTCAGGTCGTCGACGAGCTTGCAACAGAGATGCTCAGGCTTGGTTTTATTGACGATGGCACAGGCAACTTCGTCCCGGCACCGACCCAACAGGCGGCTCCCGTGGCACCCCAGGCGCCTCCAGCCTACACGCAGCCCCCGCCTTCCACACCGCAGTCCACTGGACAGGCACAGCCAGCACCCGTTCTTTCTCAACCGACCACCCCACTCTCGTCTGGCCATGATTGGGCCAAGCGAGAGGCTGATGCCCGGCAGGCACAGCGCGACCTTAGCCTTGAGCGCAACGCAGTCATGGAAGAGCGCCAAGCCTTGGCAAGAGAGCGTGCGGAAGCGTTGAATGTCCTCCAGTCCCTGAAGGAGCAGAGCGAAGCACTTGCTGCGCGAGCCACCCAGGTCCCGGCCGCACCCCTTCAGGTGCTGACCGAGGAGTTCCGACGAGAGTATCCCGACATCGCCGCCGCAATTGAGCAGGTCAATGCAGCCAATCAGGCCGAGATCCAGAGGATCCGACTTGAGCAGCAGCAGGAACAGGACCACCGAGCAATCGAGCACGAGCAGAACCGCCGCAGGCTCTTCCTCGACGCCGTCCGTAATGTCCACCGTGACTACGACGACATCGTGGCGAGTGAGGCCTTCAAGCAGTGGGCCATGGCGCAGGCACGAAGCACCCGCCTCGTCCTGGAGGAGACGTTCAACACAGACCTCAGCTACGAGCCGCAGGATCTGGTAGACGTCATCACCAGGTTCAAGCTGGTTGCCAGGCCTACCCACGTTCCCCCACAGGTCCCGCCGGGACTCACCGCTGTGGATCCGACAGTCAGGTCCCTTCCTGATTCATCGGAGCCCAGTGGCAAGGATGACTTCGTATTCTCCCTCAAGGAGATGCGCGATCCGTCCCTGATCGACCGATGGATGAAGGACCCCAACCACCGAAGGAACCCCAAGGTGGCGATGGACGAGTTCGATGCAGCATGGGCCAGGTCGGTTGCCTACCACAACCGAAACCGCAACACCGTCTAGGAGTAGACAATGACTTGGCAGCTCACCGGAGCTCGCGACGCATCCACTGATTTCCTCGTCAGCTCTGCTGGCGTCGTCGGCGCAGCCGCAGATCAGGTCCCCAATGGCCTGCTGATGCCCGAGAACTGGAGCCGCAAGCTCCAGAAGAAGTGGTATGCCACTTCCGTCCTGAACCAGATCACCAACACCGACTGGGAAGGCGACCTCAAGGGTCCCGGCCAGAACGTGTTCATCCGCAAGCGGCCGAACGCCTACGTGTCCCGGCACAGCGCCAACCAGAAGGTCGTGTGGCAGGCGCTCACCGACAGCAAGATCGAGCTGAAGATCACGGAGGCCTTCAACGCCGCGATCAAGTTCGACGACACCGATCTGGCCTCCTTCGACATCAACATGTTCAACGAGATGACCGACGAACTGTCGAATCGTCACATGAACAAGGAGGACGAATACGTCTTCACCGCTCTGCCCACCGTCGCCACCACCGTTCTCCCCACGGTGAACGTGGTCGCCGCGGCCGATTACGACAAGCTGCTCACCGCGCTGTCGACCGCCCGCACCAAGCTGGATCGCCTCTTCGTTCCCCGCGCCGGCCGGTTCTTCGCCTGCCCGCCTGAGGTCGGTGAGGTCCTGCTGCACACCAGCCAGGCCGTTTACACCACCTCCGGTGAGGTCAACGACCAGCAGCGCTACGGTGTTCTCAGCAAGCCCATCTATGGCTTCACCATCATCGAGACCACGTTTGTCAACGGCAACGGGTCCGCGGCTGGTGTGCCCTGGAAGTGCATCGCTGGCACCAAGGACGGCTTCTGCTTCGCGCGGAAGATCACCAAGACGGAAGGCCCCATGCCGCTCCAGGACTACTACGGTCAGGGCATGAAGACGCTCAACTGCTTCGGCGGTGGCGTCACCCAGCCCGACGCCCTGGTGCTCATCCCTGTGGCTACCGTCGCCTAGGTCAACCAAGGGGGAGGGGGCTGACCCCTCCCCCACTTCTTTGGAGACAACATGTCCCTTAACGAGTTCTTCGACGGCCGCACCGTGACCCGGCTCATCAGCCGGATCAATGGCACTGTTGAGTCCGCCTCCGACTACGAGGCGACGACCCCATCGGATGTGGTCACCCCGGGCAAGTGGGAGCTCCTGCTCTCTTTTGCCAACGCACACCGCGAGATCTTCGACGTCGAGTTCGCCGACGTCCCCGAGAACAACACCGCCGACAACCGCGGCAACTTCTCCCGGGCCCAGCTCGAACGCATGAGCATCCCGAAATTCAACCGGCTGCTTGAGCAGTATAACCTCGTGGGCCTCCCGAACAGGGAAGCCTGTGTCAACGCCATCCTTGCTGCACAGGGCGCCAAGGGCTAGACTCATCATGTGGAGGCCTGATGGCGATTACCCTAAGCAATCTTCTGGCTCAGGTTAAGCACCATCGAACTGACCTGTCGGGTGGGGAGCACCTCTACGCTTTACAGGCTGCCGCTCGAAAGATCGGCAGCCTCGCTCTGTTGAAGATCCAGTCCGTGAATGTCCCGACGGTGATCGGGCAGGCGGCCTACACCATCACGCTTCCTGCCATGGATGAGGATGTGGCTGAAGAGGTTGTCCGCATCGCGGCTGTGCATCGAGCCGATGGGAGCCCTCTCCGTGAGGCGAACATCCACGAGTCTGGTAACCGGCGTGGCAATACACTGGACGTTGGCAGCCCAGTGCGCTGGATGGATCGGTTCGGCGTCTTAGTCGTCGACCCCGCTCCTGATGCCATCCAGACACTTACGGTAGAGGTCTACGTGACCCCCGCGATCACAGCCGAGATCGTGGATCTGCCTATCCAGGCGGAGACGGTCATCGTAGCTGGCGCCCTGTATGAGTTGTCGATGATCCCTGGGGCCGGCTTCAATGCATCCCTTATCCCCATCCGCGCGCGCCGTTGGGTTGTCGAGCTGTCCAACTATCAGGGGTCTGTCGCGCTTGGAACCAGCGGGACCCCCACCATGCATATCGACTCGCCATACTCTGCGCGCGTCAGAACTATCAACCGCGGTGGGTTTGGGTGGATGGTATGAACAAGCAGGAGATCATGGATGACACCACGGCGCTGATTGGCGACATCTCGCCCAGTCTCGTCATCCCGCCAGAGTCGCTTGCCGACGCAGTTGCCTGGGCCCAGGAAGAGCTGGCCCGTCGGCTTGGCGTCACCTATGTTGAATCTGATCCTATCCCGGTGGTAGACGGGATTGTGGTGCTGCCTGATGACCTTGTGAAGCCTGTCCGTGTCTGGGCGGTGTAGCCATGGACCTGACCGCGCTCCGAGGCCAGCTTGCGAGACTGCTGAGGGACAACGGACTCAACAGTTCTCAATATGATCCCAGCCATGTAACACGCGCAATCACCTTCGCGTGTGACGAGATCGCCAAGCGCAGTGGTTGCACCTACAAGGAAACGGATATCCCCATCGTAGCCGGTGCCGTGGCGCTCCCCGCGTCAATCATCGGCATGGTTCGTGTATTCTGGAAGAACGGGGCAGCCATGAAGCTATTGCAGAAGTCGACGCTTGAGTTTGAGGACAGCAAAAATGCTGGCTGGCGAACGCTCGCGGGGACGCCGTCGACCTGGATGGATTTTTCTGGCAACACCCTTCGGCTCAATCGTTTGCCAGCGGCTGGAAGCGCCATCGTGGGATACATCGAACGCCCGACCCCTATGGTGGCTCCGACCGATTCCCCAGACGCCCGTATCCCGGCCCACTTCCATCAGCACCTCCGCTACGCAGCGGCGGCCTTCCTGCTGAACCAGGCCGGAACCATGGAGGACATCGCGAAGGCAGACAAGTTCATGGAGCAGTTCAACGCGCTCATCGGCGCCGGGCCCGCCCCGGTCGCTGCGACAGAAGTGGATCGGTGACCTATGGCTCTCGTCGGCTCGTGCTATTTCCAGGATACAGACCCGGGTGCCCCGCCCACCGGTGGGTATGAGTGGTATAACACTGCCACCGGTGTGAAGAAGATCCGCAACCTTGCGAACACCGCGTGGGTTGAGGTTGGGACCTCCGAGAGTGTCAACCTGGGGCTCGTCCCGGCCGGAGGTCGGACCATGACCGGCCCCCTCCCGGGTGTGACCGAGTTCGCTCCCATCGCTGGCCCAGACTTCTCTGGATCGCCCAAGGCGCTTGGGATCAAGCTGGCGACCATGAGCGACCTTGCCAACCTGAGGCGCGACCTCATGAACAGGCTGGGGTCTGTGACATCTGAGGCCTTGTCGGGGCTCTCCACGATGGGGGGCATCAAGAACTCTGTGGCCATCCGGGGGGGCATCCAGGTCTGCACAGCCGGTTCCTTCGACTTCACAGTGCCGCTTCCTCAGTATGATGGCGGGTCGGGTGAGACCGCACTCCGCTCCGAGGTGCTCTTCCATGGGGTATGGCCCCTGAAGTTCGAGCACGAGGACCGGGCCGAAGGCATCGGCAGCTCCTACTTCACGCTGAATATCTCACTCGTGAATGACACGGACATGAAGTGGAACATCTTCGCGTCCAACATGGTCCATGATTATCCGGTCACCATCCGCTACCTCGTGATTGCCGCACGATGAAGGAGTATCTCGTCTCCTTCGCCAAGGGGATCAACCAGGTGGTCGATAAGGCCCTGATTGATCCCGGCTTTGTCACGGCCATGGATAACATCGACATCCGGTCGGGGTCTATGCGGACTATGCCGGGGCTTATGCCCATGATGGACCCGCCCATCGCTGGGAGGATTAACCACCTGTCCTGCCTTGGGGGCGAGGCTAATTATATATTCGCATATGGCGGTCTTATTATCTTGTCAGCCAATAAGCGCTCCTATACGACCGAGACAATCGGTAGCTCGTCCCGCATCTTCTACACGGAATACGGCGCGGCGCCAATGAAGATCGTGAATGGGGCCCCAGCGCTCCTGGGGTTGCGCCGACCAGCGGTCCCACCATCGCTAAGTAAGGCCACGGTGCTTGGCATCAACAACTTCGTGGTTAAGGAAGAGGCTGGCGGGAACATCGCCAAAGACACCGTCCGGTCCTACCGCATCGCCATCGGCACGGACGAGGGGGTGACGCCTCCGACCACCAAGATCAGCGTCAAGGCTGTCGGTGACAAGGTTTCCTTCCGGCTCACCTGGAATAGGACGATGCTGGAGGACCAGGTCGCGCGGTCTATCGTGATCTTCGCTGGTGATGATGACAAGGAGCGGCGCATCGCGACTGTGCCCCCGGGCCAGGTCTACTATCTTGACGATGGTTCCGCCACGGGCGCGATTGGTGAGATGGCCTCACTTTATGACATCCCCTATGACCTCCAGTATTGCTATACATTCGTCCGCAACGTCCGGGGCATGGAGGACGAGAGCGGCCCATCCCCGATCAGTAAGACCGTGAACGCAGGGACGGCCCGCTCTGTCCTCTTCTCCGGAACGGTGGATGGGTTCCTTGACTCGGATCAGGTGGTAACACCAACCGGTGTGGCTGTTGTTACTCCGGTAAATAACGACACAAAGAATATGGTCCGATTCTCCATCGCGGCCGTCGCTTATGATACTGTCCTTGCCATGTGGTATATGGACTTGGCAAAGGACGACGCCGGCCAGCCCATGCGATTTGGGCTCCTGAGCGGGGATTTTGTCCGCTTCCCTGACACAGTAGCAATCGCAGACAAGGCCTTCCAGATCAAGCTGGTGGATGACAGCGACCTACCACACGAGCGTCTGGCTTCCGGGGCAGACTGGATTAACACATCCAGGATCTGGTTCGAGGACGCTTCCGTGTCCGTGGTTGCCCCCGGAGGGCATCTTGAGCGGTTCGTCTCCGAGACTCTTGCGACCGTCCAGCTCGCGAGCAATAACTCGGATGTCATCTTCACCACGGTCAACGAGCATTGCTTCTACACCGGCCAGAGGGTGTCGTTCAGTGGTGTTGGGGCAATCTATCCCCAGGTCTTTTCTATCGTCGTGGACCCAATCGACCGGAAGAAGTTCTATATCAGTGGCGCGACATTCGACCGGTCTCAGCCAAACTTCGGCTACGGGACGACCGTGGGCGCGCTGAAGTCCATGGTAACCATCCCAAGCGGGACATACGCCACATTCCCCCATGACGGTGACGCGGTCTTCCTGGCCCTGGCGCCGGACGCCGGGAGTCCCCCTTCGGCGACAGCGCTCAACGGTTGGTTCCGTGCGCGGGTGGGAACATCCATGCAGACGACCGGCCAGATTATCGTCGACGAGCCGTGCCAAGCCACCTTCTCCTCCACGCTTGGTGTCAACCAGATCAAATACATCCCGAACAACGACTACATCTATGCCAGGAGACTATATCGTATCGGCGACACAGGCGAGTTCTTGAAGGTCAAGGATGTCCCGCTTTGGGAAACCACCTTCGTTGATGCGCGCGCGAACATCCTGCTCTCTGATGCCATTAGCTCGAACTACACGGACAATGGGATAGAGGTTCTCTATGATGCCCCACCTGTTGGGATGCGAGAGATCATCTCGCACTACGACATGAAGTTCGGCATCATTGGCAACTCTGTGCGATGGACGCCCAACGGTGTCCCGGATGCGTGGCCAGAGCAGTATTCCCAGGAGTTCAAGTATGAGCCCCTTGCCATCAGGAGCTGGGAGCAGGGCGTCCTAGTCCTGTGCGAGGATGCCCTCTACATGCTGGTCGGTAATACGGCCTCCACCATGTCCATCGCCGGAACCGAGGCGGTGGATGGGTGTATTGCCCCGGGCAGCGTCCAGGCCACCTCTGTTGGGGTCTTCTACCTATCGAAGCGCGGCCTCATGCTCTACCAGGGTGGGCGCGCTGAGTGCGTGACGGAGTTGCGGATCTTCCCTAAGACGCTGCTCGGGACAAGCCGATTCACTGGAGACCAGGAGCTTACGAGGAAGCCCTACTACTTCCTTCTGAGCCGGCACTCCTACCTCTACCGAAGCATGGTCGCAGCGGATCAGCCTCTCCCGCCGCTTGAACATGACCCGATTGATATCGACAGCACGGAACCATCCTCTTCTGTTATCCCCGAGATCGGGTCATTCTATGTCGGTGGACGCTATTATATGTATTGGGCCGACCAGAATGGCGGATTCCAGAATGATGGTGGTCTCGGCCTGCCGAGCGTCATGCACAACAACTACGAGTGTCACACGATGATCTGTGTTGACACTTACTCGGAGGGGATGCCTATCACCACCCTTGGCTTGAAGCCAAAGTCTGTCTTTGTCACCGAGAAGGAGGACGCGGTATTCCTCGTGAGCGGTGCCGGCGAAGCGTGGGTGTAGGTGATGGCTATCAAGCGGGTAATCCCCCACACGAACGACCCCATAGCGCTACGCCAGGCTTTTGCCAAGGTCTGGGATGCCATCGAGTCTGGCACTGGGCCGACGCACGAGGCCGCGCGTAGTGCCCCGTTCACTGGCCTAGCCACGCCAGACCAGGGGCGCCAGGTCAATACCTTCTATGTAGCCCCCAAGGGGCGCAAGCACGTGATCGCTGGGACGGGCGTTCTTGGCTACTACGAGACTGCATACCTTGAGGTGGAGTTCACCGAGAGCTGCGACATGATCAGTGTCGGCTCCGACCATGAGGCGTGGATCAGGGTCTATTCCTCAGCCGCGGCTCGGACGCTGGACGCGTCCCGCCCCTACATCCGTGACCCTATTCCGGGGCAGGGCATCATGGGGGAGGTCGCAACATACCGGCCCGACTATCTGACCATCGACTTCAGCCCCGTTCCGTTCTTCAACAATCAGGATGAGACTCTTGGGAAGACGGCCTACATCGCTGTCACCAACATGGAACCAGGTTACGCTGGCCCGATCTCCCTCGACTTCAAGGTTCTCCCACAGGAGCAGGTCTCTCCAAGCGGCCCGCAGGGCGACACGGGGCTGCCCGGGAAGACGCTTATCATTGGCACGGCCCCTCCCGTTCCGGCGCAGGGCAGTGATGGCGATGGGTTCCTAGACAAGGTCGCCCTTATGTTCTATGGGCCGAAGGCGAACGGAACGTGGCCGGCCGGAGTATCCATCCTCGGCACTCCAGGGACTCCAGGCGCACCAGGGCTCGATGGGCTCGATGGGCTCGATGGGCTCAACGTGCTTGGCGGCGTCGTTGACCCCGTAGCTAGTGACGGCCGAGACGGTGAATACTACATCAACCACGCGACGTGGGTCATCTTTGGCCCGAAAGCTGCCGGAGCCTGGCCCACGGGTGTATCACTGGTGGGCCCACCGGGCACAAACGGCACAAACGGCACAAACGGCACAAACGGAGCCGATGGCGCGGGTGTGCCTGTGGGGGGCGTCCTGCCGCAGATCCTTATCAAGCAGTCGGCCACGGACTTTGACACAGCATGGTCTGATTGGACTGGGCCGCACGGGAAGGGGCCGACCTCCTCTAAGCCTGCGGCGGCGGCCGGGAACAAGGGATTCATCTACTTCGATGAGACCCTTCAGAAGCTCCAGCGCAGCAGTGGAACCGCCTGGGAAGACATCGGTGGTGCAGCTTCTGGCGGTGGCAGCAGCATTTCGGGAGTCCTGCAATACAAGTCTGCTGTGGCCTCAGGGGGCACTACCACCAGCACCGTGACCGCAGACGCGCCGACGATCACACAGGGCATGAGCGTCGCAAGCATCACGATCACACCGACAGTCATCGGCTCGCGCATTGCGGTGCGCGGACATGTCAGGGGGACGCTGAACAGTGGTTATTCAGGCGGGCATTCTGCCCTATTCAAGGACGGTGCCAGCGCTGCGCTGACCGTTGCGGTGGAGAACGAAGTCAACGCTACGTGGCCCACCAACACCGACACGTATTACACGATGATCACCACCAGTCTCGATCCGATCACGTTCGAGCTACGTGCTGGTTCAAGCACTGGCGGCACGTTCACCCTTTCCACCAACTCTTGGTTGGAGATTCAAGAGCTATCAGATGGGATTGGGTTCTCTGGCGCAGGGGGACTCAGCTATGCCCCGTTGTTCTCTTCCAATTTTACCGATCTCACTGGGTGGACCTCTGCGAGTGGTAGTTGGTCTGTATCCGCAAACGAGCTGACCCAGGCTACCAACACCGCCGGGAATTATTTCCTGCGTAGAAGTGCGTCCATTTATCGCAACGAGGGGCTCGTCATGGAGTGTGAGGTAAAGCTCCCGGCAGCCCCCAATGACAACTCACAAGCTGGGTTTGCCATCACAGACTCGGCGTCGACTTCTTCCGGCGCGCTAGGAGCGATCATCCACTACATCAGTGGCGGGACGAGGATCGGTGCTGTTCGCATTGATCAGGCATGGCTCTTCGATCCGTCCTACACCTTCGCGCTTAATACCTGGATCAAGCTCCGGGCTGTGATCAGGAACGGAACCTGTCGGTTCTTCATCAATGGTGTAGACGCTGGTGTGGCAGACATCACGTCCATTTCCTCGTCTCTGCTTTACTTCAATATGTTCTCCTGTAACAGCTCCGCTGTGTTCAGGAACTTGAAGGTCTGGAATATTCCAGAGCCAATCCTGCCTGCTTAGGAGAGCCAGCATGTCCCAGTTTCTCGCACCCTATTTCGACAGCATCCCACTCGGCTACTCCATCTTGCAGATGCAGAATGCCCTCGTCGGGAATCTGACGACCAACGGCTGGCAGCTTCTCGCGCAGTCGGACGGCAACTGGTCGGACGTGATCCCCCCGGCTACCGAGACCATCGGCACCTCGAAGTTCAGAGAGGTGACGAGGATTTACTTCCCGGACAACGTGACGATCAAGATTGGCAGCTACCAGGAGTGCATCTCCGACGCGCTCCCACAGAGCTTCCAACTCACCGCGTTGAATGGTGGTGCTGTAGCGGACGCTGTAACCATCGGTGGTGTGACGGTGACCGGCGCGACCGGTGGCGCTGGGGCCACGGCCAACGACAATCTTCGAGCGCTCTACTACGCGCTTCGCGACAGCGTGGACGCGACGATCACTGGATGGAGCTTCTGGTATAACGGCACCAACACACTGGTCGCCACGAAGAAGACTGTTACTGCCGCTGTCACCATCAGCAGCAACGCGAACGTAACCTATGCAGCGCTTGACGCACCGGTCCTGTCTGGTGCCAGGAGCAGCTACGCCAAGGTGGACGTGAGCCTTGGGTTCGGCATCACCACCGACCTTACCAATGGGTTCGTCTACTACATGGACGTGTGGTCGCGCTCCTTCACCATCGGGACCAAGTGCCTTTCTGGCGTGACGGGGCAGATCTTCGCGAGCTACGTTGATCACGCGGAAGCGCTGGCAGTCATGCCGGAGAATGCGGGCGATCTCTGCACACCCATTGAGCTGATCGTGGGCAATCTCAGCGACGGCGCTGGGACCGCGAAGGGCCGTCCCACCCACTGGTGGATTCTGCCAACCAGTTATGGGACGCAAACTGTTCCCAACACCGACGCAACCTACATCTACAGCGTTGGCGAGGCCTACGGTGATGCGCATTCGTTCACTGGTGGGATGATCCCACGGCGTGTCAGCGACGGCGGGGTTTCCTACAAGAGCGGCGTCGGCTACTGCTACGGCGATGCGCTCACCTTTTCCGGGCTGCTTGAGCGCGACGACATCAACACCATTCCGGTGATGCCGACCCTCGGTGTTGCCCAGTTCAAAACCGCACCGATGTCCGTTCCGGCAAAGGTCATGTCAAGCTCCTCTTACTACTCGCAGTCCATCCGATTCATCCCGGCCATTAACCTGCCAGACATCCACAAGTGGTATGGGTCGGAGCCGAACGAGGCCGCAGCTATGACTACATTGGCACCAACCCCGAGCGGAGTCTCTGGCATCAAGCTCCAGACCGTGATGGACGACACCTCCACCTACTCCACTGTTACCTTCGACACAGTGGTCGGGCTCGAACCCACTGGAGGCGACTTCATCATCGGGACAGAGCAGTTCACCTACGCGGCAGCCTCTGGCACCACGGCCACCGGGGTGACGCGAGGTCAGAATGGCACTGCGCAAGCACGGCACTTCCTGGACGACGCCGTGTATCCAGTCCTGTGGTTCTTGAAGGTCAACTCATCCGCAGTCTGCTCTGGCTCGGCGAAGCCGGTGTAGCATGCCAACTCCTGTGAAGGCCATCACCTACGTTGCCGGGATTCACCAGCGAGCAGTGCCTGTTGTTCAACCCACGCGGGTTGATGTCAAGGCTCTCACGGCGACTGCCATGCGCCTGATGCCACCCAACTGGAAGCCAATCAGGCACGCTGCACCACAGCTAAGGGCACGCACGATCCTTATTCCGAGGCGAATCTATACCGACGCGTTCATTCACCTGAAGATGACTCTATTCTGGCGGGATGGGAGTAGGCGCCCCAAGCGTGGCCAGCTTTGGCCAAGGACGCGCTAGTGGAGTTTGCATGATCACCAATTACCGCAATGCTATATCCTTATCGTTGGGGGGGAAGATGACGGAGCGAGTAATGGAGCATCTTGACGCAAACGAGGGGCGTGGATGGCGCATTATCCGCAACGTGTTGGCGATCCTGGGGGCATTGGCCTGGTTCTTCACGTGGTCCCAGGTCCAGGGTTCCCGCGTGACAACCCTAGAGAACAATGATTCATACTTCAAAGAACAGCTTAGGGAGATGAAGGAGAGCGCCCAGCGTGACAGGACAGAGCTCCGGGATGATATCAAGGAGATCAAGCGCTTGCTCCAAGAGGACAGGGGGCCGAGGCGCAAGACCGCGGAGGGGACATGACGGACTCCTCTTGGGGGATGGTTAGTCGGGCCCAGGCTGGGCTGGACACCGTCCTAGATCTCGCAGCCCTGGAGAACCGGGCACCATCGGTATGTCTCTTCATGGGCGACCGAACGCGGGTCATGCCCGGTCGGTTCAACACCGGGGAGTTGAAGATCGGCGACCCCTTCGCCTTCAAGTTCTTCCGCGGTGTGGCAGTCTATGGCATCGGGCAGATCCACGTCAGGGTCTTTGTGAATAAGGCGCCTGTTAATATCTACAGGCCATTGGATGCCCCCGACTATGGGACACCAACAACTCACGGGACCATTGAGATGGCAGAGACGCCGGACCCACAACGTGTGCTATGGCTTCCGCGTGGGACGAAGGGTAGGACATTAAGTATCGAGGGCTCCGGAGACTTTAGTCGTATCCGGGGTATCGTTGTTTTCTGGGACCCACTTATAGGAGATGAAGATGGCTGACACCGTTCGCCGTGCGACCGAAGAGGATGTTGAGTTCATCGAGAGCGTGATTAATGATCCGGCCGTCCGACCGGTCATGGCCCCTGGGGATGTGCCGCTGGCATTCACCCCTACCATCGAGTATGCCCTGACGTATGTGTCTGACCACGGTGTGATGTTCGCGGAGAACATAGGCGACAACACCTTCATCGCTCTGGCAGCGTTCAAGCCATCCGGCCGCGGCCTCCACGCCATGATCGCCATGCGTGAGTCCATCCGGAAGGCGCTCACAGAGACGGAGTGCCGCCGCCTAATCGGGACCATTGCGATGAACCCGCCCAACACCAAGATGCTCCGTGCTGCATCCATCCTGGGGTTCCAGCCAAGGGGGATGATGGGCTCGCGTATGGTCATTGAGATCGAATACCCATCATGGGCTCTGTCTGATGTTGATTGCCACATGCTTGGCAACGAGTTCCTCGACAAGAACAACATCCCACGCGAGGCAGAGGACATGCCTGGGGCCATCGGTGCCTTCCTGATGACAGCCCACGCCGGGCTTGTCTCAAAGGCCGTGAGTGAATATGAGTTGTATGCGACACTATCACATACGAAGCCAATCGTCCTGGCCGACGAGGCTAACCGTTTCTATATTGGTGGTATGGATATCACAGAAGCGGTCCTGGAGGTAATCGGAGAGTGACATGACTTTTGTGACTGCTGGGGTAATGGTTGGTGGTGCGGCACTCTCCGCTAACAGCGCAAAGCAGGCCAACAAGACCGCCAAGAAGAGCGCGGAGGGCCAGCGGCAGTTGCTGGAGCGCGATCTCAACGAGCGTATGCGAGTCCAGAAAAGGATGGAAGGGCTCTACGGGCCCATCGAGGAGCAACTTGCGTCTCAGGCTAAGGCGCCTGGCATCGACCCGTTCCGCATGGGTATCCTTCGCTCTAACATCGAGCGCGAGTATGGCAATGCTGGCCGCAACATCAACACCATGATCGGGACACGCGGTGTCTCGTCCGGTCTGGCAGCCTCCATGCTCCAGACCAACGAGCTGTCGAGGGCACGAGCCATGGCTGCCGGCGTCCTTGGTGAGTATCAGAACAAGGACCAGTTGCGGATGGGGCTGTTGTCCCGATTTAACCCAATCCAGACAGCAGACTACACCAGCCAGGGGTTGCGCGGCCTCGCCTCCTTCTATGGGGACGAGGCACAGCGCGCGCGCCAGGCGTCCCAGGATGGGTGGAACGCGGCTGGCAACGGACTCATGAACGCCGCAATGTATTACAGCTCTCGCCCAGCGGCGCCAGCCCCGTCTGCCCCAACCCTGCCCAAGGCTGGTCTCGGAGCAGGTATTCTCCCATCAGCACCAGGACCTGTCCCGACCCCCAACCCAAACACTTTCACAGCAACAGACGCATACCGCTCCTTCCTACAGTCAGGTGGGCTGATGCCGACAGCCGGTAGCTGGGGTCTGCCCAAGGGGGTGATGTAATGGACTACAACGTCGGGATCGGCCTTGGTGGTGCCCTGAGCCGACTGGGCCCAGGAATCCTTCAGGGTGAGGAGATTGGGCGTCGCCGGACACGCGAGGACGAGGAGCAGGCTCGCCTCCGCGCAGAGTTCGAGAACCGTCAGACCATGTTCGGACGCCAGAAGCAGATGTGGCAGAAGGAGGACAGTGTCGGTGATCTGACTGCTCAGTATCTCGCGGGCAACCTGGACGAGCCTGGGCTCTATCAGGGTATGGCCGGTGCTGGCGCTGGGCAGGAGGCACTGAATCTACGGGGTGTTCTCCAGGGGCAGGAGCAGAACAAGCAGTCTTTCGAGATGAACAAGAAGTCCTTCGATCTCAACTACGGCGAAGCTTTGTCAGCGGCCCAGGATCGGGAACTCGTTCGTTCGTTTTACCGTGGCGATACGTCCGCGCTAACCAATCTCGCACGGACGCAGATGCAGGAGCGGGCCAAGAAGGACCCCACGTTTGTCCCACCCGACATCATTGATGTGGGCCTCATGCCAGAGAAGAGCAAGGAGGGGCTCACTCAGGTCTACTATCGCGAGAAGGGTTCGGATGGGAAGGTCAGGACCAACACCCTTGATGTTATGCGGGCTGGCGCGTTCTTGGGGTCTCAAGGGCTGATGGCGCTTGGAGACCGCGAGCGGACGTATGCCCAGAACGAGCGTGCCCTGAGTGCACAGGCGGCTGTCGGTCGGAAGAGCAACGAGATCGCCATCCAGAGGCTCAACTTTGAACAGCGCAAGGAGCAGGCTGCGGAGTTCCAGAAGCGGATCGACAAGCTGGAGGGGCGTCGGAAGATTGCTCAGGAGGCACTGTCGAAGGGGCTTAACAATGGGAATGTCAATAGCGTAGACATTGCCAAGCTGGATCGGGAGATCGCTGTCGAGGAGCAGCGTCGCGATGCTGCGTTCCAGGGATACGACGTCTACCCGAAGGTGGACCCAAAGACAAATGAGGTTGTTGGTGTCGAGCGTCGCCGGTCCATCTACCCCAAGGGGAATATGGACGAGGCCACCAAGATTGATTGGCGGCCAGATGACAACTCTCTCCACATGAACGCTGACAATGTCCCGCGCGTGATGTCGATGGTCAACCCTCGCCTGGACGGGGAGACGCAGCCCGCCTATATGGATCGGCTCAAGCGGCTTGCTAAGGCCCAGGGTGTCAAGCCCGGGTGGGTAGCAGTCATGCAGCCTCCCGCAGGCCTTCAGGGGGCTGCGCCAGTTGTCGTCAACACTGGGCACTGGAGTGATCCAGAGGTCCAGCCAGATAATGTCAAGGCCCTGCTCTCCAGGGGGTGGACCCCGGTGTTGCCGCCCAACTTCGACCTCGGGACAGCCTACCGTATGCCAGATGCGCAGGAGGCTGCTCGGAGTGCAGAGCGCGCCGGAGAGACCAAGGCGAGCAGCGGTGTCAGGGTTGGCCGCTCGTCTGGCGCGGTGGGCGGGCGTGGTGTTCTCCCGTCGACACAGCCGGTGACTGCACCTCCCTTTGGCAAGTCGCGGTAAGCGTGGGTATCCTATACCTGGAGTGACACATGGCAGATCAGGACCCCGGCCTCCGTGGGTATGAAGGAATCTTTGGACAGGGCATGAGCCTGCAAGAGGCGCTTGCCTTGTCCAATCCCAAACCACAGCCGACTGCCCCAGGTGCGCCTGGCGTAAGCTATGTCACAGCAGTGGACCCGCAGTCGCCGATCACGGATGCAGAGCTGGCAGAGTATGCCATCTCCGCGGCAGACCTGGCGCGTCGCAACCCAGGCATGACCCTGACCCAGCCTGAAGTTGCTGAGTTCATTAACCGGGCGAAGGCTGACCCGACAGGGCAGCATGCCCAGCTCATCCGCCGAGCCAACGCCATGACCAAGCAGGCGGGCGTCGAGCGAGAGAAGTATTACCAGGGCGAATATATCAAGGACATTAACGACCCGGACCAGACGGATGGCGGATTGCCTGAGATCCGACGCGCGGGCCGTGGTGTGATGGGTGGCATTCTGAGCCAGGGACTCGGCCTCGGGGAGGAGGTTGCCAGGACGCGTGGGCGTAGCCTCATCTCACTCGCTGGTAGCCCACTCAACCCATCTGGGGCGGCGTTCCGGTATCTCGACAGGAAGCTGACTGAGCGTCACGAGCAGGGCATGGACCCAGGGCAGGTCCTGGCTGATCGCTCATTCCGTTCTGTTGGCCCCACCGATCCCATCACGGGCATGATGGCCGACGCGAATGCCGAGGCAAAGCGCCTCCAGCAGTCCGCGTCCTTCGCCGGGATCTATGATGACGGGTCCATGATGGGCAAGGCCAAGGGCGTTCTTGCTGATGCCCCGTATAACATCTTCCAGATGATTCCACTCGTCGCGTCTGGCGGTATGGTGGGCGGCGCCGCGGCCGGCGCAACTGAGGGTGCTGGCGAGATCCTCCTCACCAACCCTATTACCAAGCGAGTTATGTCAGTCGACCTGTCGGGGCTGGCCTCTCGTGTTCTTGCCTCTCTCCCAGAGGCCATGAGCGAGGCGCAGAGCGCCGCGAGCGAGGCGCGGATCAACGCCATCCAGAAGGGGATGGACCCTGATGCCGCGGCTGGCAGCGCATATACAAACACCCTGGCTGGGAACATGGCCTTGCTTGGGGTAACGAACAATTTCGCCGATGGCCGCTTGATGATGTCCACCTTCAAGAAGGCTGGTGCCAATGAGGCTGCTGCTGCCGCCGAGCGCGCCCTTGCGAAGACGGCTGTGGCCAAGTTCGGCAAGGAGGGGACATCGAAGGCCCTGGCTCTGGCCGAGAAGTTGGGCATCAAGCACGTTGGGGAGCACGCCCTCGACGCCTTCGGTGAGGGCTTCGAGGAGTATGCCCAGCGTATCATTAGCCAGATGTCCGCCAATCCAGAGAAGAACACATGGGAGGACTTCCGCAAGGCTGCCTTCTCCCAGGAGGCCTTCGCTGAGTTCCTCGGTGGCTTCATTACAGGTGGCATTGTCGGTGCAGGATCGAAGCCGTTCGAGCGCAAGGCCGCCCCCGAAGCTCCACTTCTCCGCGAGGTGAAGCCTGGTGACGGCGTTAAGCCTGCCAGGAGCTTCGATCCAGAGGGTGCATACCGGGAATTGGCGTCCGTTCGGTCCGCTGCCGAGGCCTCTGTCGGAGATACCATTGAGCCGGGCCTCATCACAAAGGCTCTTCGCTCTGCCGCAGGGCTGACGGCGGAGGAGTCTGCTGCACTCCCGCAGGTCACACTCGCGTTGCGGAAGTTGCAGGACCCGATGTTCGCGAACTCAGAAGAGGGGCAGGCTGCACTCCAGGCCATCAAGCCCATCTCGGACAAGCTGCTCGCCGCTCGGCGCGACATGGTCGTGCAGGCCGCAGCCAGCGACTTCATGGATGGATTGCTTCCAGAGGAGGCCACCCGGCTACGCGAGTATGCCGACTCCCTGGCGAAGACGAAGGCCCCCCAGGTTGCCGAGCCCACGGAAGAGGCCCTCCACCCAGACCTTGTGGCCAGGCTGCCAGAGGCCCACAGCGAACTTCAGCAGCGTCGGGCTGCTATCGACGAGCAGCTTCAGGTAAGCAAGGCTGTGGATGAGGCTGTCGAAGCGCGCATGGCCACAGAGCAGAAGGCCGCAGAGCAGGCCAGGGTCAAGGGGGAGATCGAGGCTCTTGGACAACTCGACCCTGCCGCCAAGAAGAAGGCGGTGAAGGAGATCACTCGACGGGCACGAGCCGCGTCTGTGCGGTTCAGCTCCCAGGCTTTTGAGACAGCACTCACGGCCTACAATGAGCTCGCCGCCAAGATGTCTCCGGCCGCCGCACTTGGTCTGATGCAGGAGAAGGACCGCTCTATGCTCAGGCTTGGCTGGAAGGCAGAGCAGATTCGGGCTGAGGAGATGGAGCGCATTCGCAAGGAGCTCCACTCTACAGAAGAGCAGACAGTCGCAGAGAAGTTCGCCCCCGGCAACGGGGCGATGCTACGGGAACTCCGCAAGTTCCAGGAGAACCCGCTCCAGACAGATAGCGCACAGGCCTCCGCCCTGTCTCCCGAGGAACTTGGTGAGCCGAACCTTGGCTCCGGCCGACGCACCGAGACGATCACGGGCATCAGCCAGTGGGTCCTTCAGACGGCCCATGACTACCTCAAGAACTTCGCACCAGGGCGCACGCTTGGTGGGATGCCAGAGCACCTCCAGATGGCAGCGAAGAAGCATGGTGCCACGAGCATGAAGATGGCCCGTGCGGTAGCCGCCCTCTACAATGCCACCGTCAAGTGGCGCGGCGAGACGGCCATTGCTGCGCGCGCAGCCTATGCCCAGATGAACCTCAGTAAGTCCGAGCGTGCCTCTATTGAGGGGGCTGTCCGCGATGCCGTGTATGCCGCGCGGGTGAAGACCGTTCACATGTATGACGCAGCCAAGATCATCCTTGAGAAGATTGCCGAAGACCGCGCTCATGGTGTCCGTGACGAGGGTGTCGCCATCAATGCCGGCATGGCCGTGGCCATGAACAAGAACCTGAAGGGTATCGTCGACTTCGGTCACTCCATCGGGCTCCCGACACAAATCATCCTTGAGGCCGTCGTCCAGGCCGCAGAGTATGCACGCCCGGAGGACAAGGAGAAGGCTCGTCCATCCAAATTGGGCGCGCGTATCAATGCCCAGATGGAAAGCCGTGGCGAGGCTGAGGCGGAGCGTGATGCCCGCACTCTCATCGAGCACCCGTCCTATGTGGCTGCCATCAAGGACATCCTCCGGAGCCTTGCTCCGAGTGCCGAGGCCGACAACACGAAGGGCTCTGCCATGGCGGGACCGGCCTTCGACATCACCAAGGCTGAGGGCAAGGCATTGACCCTTGGGTATCGGCTCGCGCGCATGTTTGCCAATCAGCAGCGGTCGGCATGGATGTCTGTCATTGCGAAGAAGGGCACCGATACTGTTACCAATCCCCTGCAAGTCTGGTCCCGTGATGTTGTTATGAAGTGGATCAACGAGCGCATCGACGCCGAGACGAGTGGCCGGGAGGCTCCATCTGACGACGTCTCGACCGGGAAGGGTAAGAGCAAGCCTGGCGTGAAGCGCGGTTGGCGTATGACCACGAAGGATATGGCCGTGCTTGCCCAGGCCCTTGTTCAGGACGGTGTCCTGCGTCAGGAGAATGGCCGCTATTACATCAGCGGTGTCGGCAATGCCCGCGACATTGCTTTCGGCCTGAACCCAGAGCTGATCCGCGATGCGTGGAACCGCGCACCGTTCGGTGGCGATGCGAGCACTATCCGAGACCCAAAGACTATCGGGCAGGAGCTCTATGATGGGCTCACCCCCATGCAGTTGCTTGTGCTCAAGATGTATCACGGGCTGGACTCCATGTCTCAGTCCTACCTGAGCATCGAGCAGATCGCCAAGGCCATCAACCAGTCCGAGCGCGCAACCCAGGAGCTTCTGGACTACGCGACCAAGGTCATCGCCTCTCGGTTCGAGAACACGGCCCTGCTTGCGGATGGTATGGCCGACCGCATCATCAGCGCCTTCAACCGTGGGCTGATGGACGAGGGGGCTGTCCTTAGTCCAGAGCAGGTCAGGGAAGTGCGTGATCTGACTGAGCAGCTTGGTCTGATTGCAGCTCTTCCCGGCGCTTTCTCTGCGGCCATGCACAAGACCACTGAGGCCAATCTCCATACGTCAGAAGGCTATGGAGACACCCTGTTCCACAAGGGGTTCTTCCCTTCGCTGCACGACGCCATCCTTGCCAGGGTGGTTGACCCCGCGCTTACCAAGAAGGTGAATGAGGCCCTGGACAAATACAAGGCTGCGGTCAAGGAGTTCCAGTCCCTGAAGAAGCCCAACTTCCTTATGACTGACCCAACGGTGTCGGCCGAGTGGATGAACTCGTGGAAGGCTCAGAACATCGCGCGGGAGGACTACTTTAGTGCGATGCACGCGGTAGCCCTGGCCGCACCCGAGGGCACCCGGGAGATGCTGGACTACATCTCCAGGTCCATGGGACGCCGTGTGTTCGCCGCCGAGCGGGGCAACGTCCGTGAAGGGCGGAACATCAAGGCCGCCAATCGAGCCCTTGCCTCCACCCGCGAGGAGGCATCCCGTATCGCCAACGCTATCGGCGAGACGATCTACGAGGTCCTGGGTGGGTTCGGCATTGAGCGCCGGGCAGCATCCTTCGATGTGGACGGGATCATTGGCGACATCAAGTGGGCATTCCTGTCTAGCCCGAACGAACCTTACCGTGCAGCATTCACAGAGGCCACCCTCGGCTTGGCAGAGAGCTACTATGCCAACCTTGCGGGCTTCAACGAAAGCGGGCAGCAGAATGTAAGCGTCCGCGTGCTCGATGAGATCCGTAACATTCTCGGCCTGGGGGACAGGACGGCTGCTGCGCGGCAGCTTGCGGAAAGCCGTGAGGCTCTAGTCGCCCCAGCCGAGGCTGAGGTCGAGAGGGCGAAGAAGGAATCTGCCCGCGCCCACCGCGCACTCGGAAAGGCCAACACTGCGTATGAGGCTGCATCTGCTGCGCTCGGCAATGCCAGGGCGTCCATCATGGAGCTCACCAAGCTCGTGACCAAGGAAGTCTTTGGTGCGCGGTCGAGTGCCCCTGGGGCAATGGCTGGCGTAGCTAAGGCCGTCAATGCAGCGATGCGCCGCGTCGATGCTATTCCCGTCGGCATCGCTTCCCTGGTAAAGAGTGGCGATGGGACAGCAGTCTCTGCTGGTGTGTCGGCCATTAGTCTTCTTACTTCGAGCGTCCGTGCGTTCGCCATGGATGGGACATTCGACTCCGCTCGGGCCGTGACCACCAGTGCGCAGGACGGCCTGCGCTCTATGCGCGACATCTCCGGCATGCTGCGTGAATCCGCTGCATCCGATGGCCTCTCCGCCGAGATGAAGGGGCTCGCGCGCGCATACGCCAAGATGCTGGACTCAGCAGCGGAGGCAATCGAGAGTGTGCGCAATAGCGCGGACGCTATGCTCACCTCATCCAAGCACACCACCACCGCGCTCGTGTCTGGCAAGGCCCAGCCCCTTGGGACAACCGAATCTGGCAAGCGTGTTGCGGAGTATATCGCAGAGATGGCAGTCCTCCAGAAGCAGGAGGCCTCATTCAAGGCAGAGCTTGATCAGGCGACCCTTAGTCTCGCTAAAATCACCAAGCTTGTGAATCAGAGCAACACTGCTGTCCGAAATGCTGAGTTCCGGTTCGATGAGATCATTGCGCGAGTCAATCGCTCTGCCCTCGCATGGCTCCCCGCCTCAGAGGAGGAGCTCCGTCGCGCCTTCGGGGCCGAGGCTGAGGCCGAGTCTGTCGTTGAGGATGCGATCTACGGTCCCGATGATATCGCCGACCTGACCGAGGTTGACCCGGGTGTCGTAGAGGCAGATGTCAATGACAAGAGCCGGTCCTCCCGCATCCTCGCGAGGGAGATCAAGGCCAGCGGTATCCGGCTGCCGGCCAGCACCCTTACTGCTATCGCCACGCGCCTACTCAAGGGCACCGTCCCAGGTGCGGCCGGTGCGAACGTCCGTGCAGCCAACGAGGCCATCGAGACCCTCATCAATGAGTCCGAAGCGGCTGGCATCTCCATCGAGGACACAACCAAGATGCAGTTTGGTATCGCCGCGCTTGCCGAGCTGGCAGGTAGTGCGAAGCACGCCAGGCTCTTGCAGGGCGACATCACCGACATTGATGCGACTATCACTGACATCTCGGCGGCTCTAGATGCGGTTACCCCTGGGCGCGACGCCAGCCTTAACTACATGATGGCGACCCATGCCGTCGAGGCATTGACAGGCAAGAGGATCAACACTGTCGAGGTGGACGCCGCCGCCATCGAGACTCTCGCCAGTCAGCGTGAAAGCTCTGTCGCCGCCGTGCTCCAAGAGCAGAGCGCGAAGGAAGAGCCTACGGTCATCCAGGAGGAAACGCTTGAAGGTCAGCCCGACCGGGCGGCATCTGGTCGCCGAGTGCTCGACGCCATCCGACAGGCGCAGGCCCAGAACCTTGGGCAGGCTGATCGTCTCCGCATCTACAACCAGGTCCAGATGTATCTCCGGGAAGTTGGCCCCGGCAACGCTGACCCAAGCATCCGGGAGGAAGCACAGCGCCTTCTCACTGGTGGGTCCAGGGAGGGTGCGCACGCATCCGCTGGCGTGGCGCTTGGGGTCGACCTGGTTGGTGTGATGGGCCTGTCTCAGTCCAGCCCTGAGGGTGCAGCCATCCTCCTGGGTGCGGGCATCGCTTACCTCGGCTACAAGCTGGGGATGCAGAACCCAACATTCAGATCCGTGATGGAGCGCATCAAGGCTAATACATCCAACACTGTGTCCCAGCTCTCTGCCAAGATCCGTGGTTTTGCCAAGGGCATCGGCGTCTATACGTCCCGGTTGATGGCCGCCATGTTCAAGGACGGTGGCCACCCCGATGGTGGTAGCCGCACAGAGGAGAACCGCAGCTTGACGCAGCAGGAGCTCCAGAGCCCAGCGTCTGACAGGGCCGGCTACTTCACCCCAGAGGGTAAGGCCAGGCTCATGGCCGCCGCCCAGAAGCTGTCTCGTCCGTCCGTGTTCTGGGGCATCTATAAGAACACCCCGGCCACGCATGGTGGGCGCGTCTTCTCGTTCGACATTGTCCGTGACAAGCTGATCCATCCGGGTGGTGGCGCGCTGGCATGGGTAGAGAACCTGCCCCATGGTGTTGGCGCCGCGTTCAACCGGGTGATGGAGCACCAGTTCCGTCAGGCTGCGCGTAACGGGCAGAACGTAGCTATCGTGGTGGGCGGTAACGGCGCCGGCAAGACGACCTTCATGGGGTCCTCTGCTGCCCTTGAGACCTATGCAGTCATGCACGAGACCTCTGCGTTCGCGGCCAATACCCTCGCAAGCGCTGTCTCCCAGGCGCAGAAGGCCGGTGCACGAACTGACATCGTCTATGTCCTGCGGAACCTTAACGACATGATCACTGGTGCCATTGTCCGTGGTGCACAGGAAGAGAGACTCACCTACTCTGACGGCTTTGCCACGGCGTTGGTGAACGGCATGAAGAATGTCATCGCAGAGGTCAAGCGTGGTGGGCTGTCTGGAGATCTTGTTGTGATCGACGACTCCACCGGGAATGAGTATGCCGGAGATGCTGCGCTCAAGCGCCTGGAAGGGTTGGCCGCCACCCTGGACAAGAAGGTTATTGCCGAACGATACCGCAACATCGCGAGTGACATGCTGGAGGGGAACTATGATGGCGAAGGATGGAATGCCGGAAGCCTCAAGGACGCAGTCCGAGGATGGATCCAGTCCGACATCAACGGCAACATCTCACAGTGGCTTTCTGGCGTCACTCAGGCGGGGTATATCACTCCGGAAGAGCGGAGCCAAAGGCTTCAGGCCACAGCCGGGGGAGAGCTGGTTCTCCACGCCAGCAACCCCGAGGTATTAGAGGACGGCCCGATTGCCTTCGTCAGTGGTGAGTCTGTTAGCAACGAGGACATCATCAACTTCGAGGACGGCCTTGAGGGTGAGCTCGTCAAGGCCGGCAAGGGGGCGGATGGCGGTCTCCTGTATGTGAACAGCGGCATCGACCTCCGCGAGATGGACGGTCTCATCGACGATGTGCTCGGGAAGACAATGGCTTGGGCCAAGGACCGGCTGTCCACGCGCGCGCGGCGATCCCCCATCCTGGCCGAGGGCCGCAAGTTCCTCCAGTTTGTCCACCAGTTCAAGACCGACCACCAGACGCGCATCATGCACCTGGCACTGATGTATCGGCACGCCGCTGACTCCATCGTGGGTGGGCTCCAGCCAACACTCAAGGCCCTGGCCTCCCTGCGCGACACAGACGGGCAGTCCTATACCATGCTCGGACGTGCCCTGATGGACAGCAGCGTCCAGGAACGGGTCATCAATGGGGCGGAGCTTGCCAACCGATACGGCCTTGACGAGGAGGGCTCGAAGCTCTACCGCAAGGTGGTTGACGTCATCCGCGGCATCCAGAAGGTGACCCTGGCAGCCCTCGACCGAGAGGCCATGTCGAAGGTGGCCCAGTTGCGCGACGAGCAGAACGCGCTGGACCCAGCAGATGAGAAGTTTGACGAGCAGTTCATGGCCCTGGAGAAGAAGGTATCCGAGTTTGAGGATGAGACAGACACTTTGCGCTCCATCATCCAGAAGAACCCCGTCTTCATCTCCCTGCTCCGCAACGAGAAGGCCACGCGCCAGCTCGACATGGTAGATGCCGACGGCAATCGCATCGGTATGATCATGGTCGATACCGGCCACAGCGAGACAAAGATCCCGGATGATGTCCGGGGGCTTGCTATTGACCAGATGGTTCGGCAGCACGCGAACAAGCTGTGGGCAGAGGCTGACCGCGTTGGAAGTCCGGATCGTATCGAGGCACAGCTCCGCAAGGACATCGAGGCTGGCCGAATCAAGTTCGGGCATCACTTCGAGGGGCGATTCGTTGAGTCCAACAGCGGCGAGCTCCGCGACAATGACCATCTGAAGTTCGTCAAGATGGCTGGTGGCATGCTCACCACCGAAGTTCTACAGGAGATCATCGACAATCGTGCCGGTGGCGTCTCTGGGGATGCCCGTAGCGCGATGCTCCGTGACTTGCGCTACATGGCCGGCGCCTCCGACATCAAGGGGCGCCTGAAGTATGCGCGCAACAACACCGCTGGCTACTCCGAGGACATCATCGGTGCGCTCTCTATGCACGGCCGGGCCGCCGGCTACATGGCAGGGTCCCTCCTCTACGCAGGCGACCTCCGCGAGGAGCTCAACGCCTACCGTCGCCATGTTGAAGTGTCCGATGGGCTCTCCCAGAAGGACTACGACCAGCTCCTGAACTACACACTTGCGACATTCGCTCCGCAGCGCAGTGCGGATGGCGTTGTCGGTGCATTCAACGCGCTCCGCACGTTCACAGCCTACAAGGCGCTGATGGCGAAGATCTCCTTTGGCGCCGCGCAGTATTTCCAGCAGTTCACAACCAGCCGCCCCCACATGATGGCCATGTATGACACTGGCTACACTGAGCCGCTCATCAGGGCCTCTGAGAATGCAGCCGTGAAGCTACTGGCGCTGATGGCCAAGCCTGGCGCGGATCTGTCTATGATCGACAGGGCCGTGCTTGATGCGCGCATGGATGAGATCTTCTCTTTCCAGAATTTCTCCAAGATCTGGGCAACCCAGGAAGAGGCTGACCGCATGCGGCCCATCGTGAAGGAGGTCATGCACCGAGTCATCCAGGGCTCTAGCTTCAAAGATGTGAACGTCGGTATGCAGATTGGCGTGGAGGATGTTGCGGCCAATGACATCAGCCGAGCGACGCACACCACTAAGCTCTCTCAGGCGAAGGAAGGAACCAAGGATATCCTCACCTACGTTGCCAACAAGGGGGAGAACCTCAACCGCATCCGAGACATCGTGTCCTACGTTGTCGGTGCAGCTACTGAGTCCAGGGCCAAGAGCGCCGGGAAGAAAACTGGCATCTGGGCGCAGTATGGCTACGTCTCCATCTCGGACGAGGGTTACTCCCGCCTGACCTATGGCGACCTGGAGGCCCAAGTCCGCCAGGAGCTCGCCCAGCGGTATCGGAACAGCGATGTCACCAAGGCCCAGCTCGAAGCGATGACCAAGGACGAGGCCTACAACCGGATCATGACGTTCGCCCAGCGTCAGTCGGCGCACGCCAACTTCAATACGGGGCGTGGGTTCGGCAATGAGAAGATCTGGAACCCAGAGGGGAACGGCCGGTCTGCTGCGTTCATGAAGACGGTGGTCCTGTTCCGGCTCTACCCCATCAACGTGCTGCGTGGGTGGATCTCTGACATGGGCATCACTGCTCGTCGGCTCGAAGCCGAGGGACGACACGCGTCCGTTGCCACGGTGGCCTCCATGAAGAGCACTGCCTACGGTGCGCTCGCCGCGATGCTCCTTGGCGGCAGCTTCGGCCCCCCACTTGCCGGCTTGCTGGCGGACCTGATGTCATACATCTGGAACCTTCTCTCCAGGATCAGCGGGAAGCCCCCGATCCATGACGTCAAGCGCGACTACATTGAGTGGGTCCGCGAGAAGTTTGGCCCACGCACAGCCAGCTTCGCCGCGGCCGGCATCTTCGGGTTGATCCCGCCGCTCTATGGTTTCGGCGCTCAGTTGAGCATGGGTGAGGGCCCAGTCTCTGTGGACACGCACAAGAGTTGGCAGGAGAACCTCGCCAACCTGTCGCTTGGCGCCAACACTGGTGCTGTCGAGAGCCTCCGCCGTGGGTCCAGAAGGATCGAGCAGGGGGACTATGTCGGTGGTGTGGCCCAGATCGCGGCACCATCCGGAGCAGCCAACCTGGTTGATGCCTTCTGGATCGGGCGGCATGCCCCTGGCAGAAAGCCTATGCGCGGGACAGAGGAGTTCTACCAGATGACCCCCGCCGAGCGCGCCGCGAAGGCCATTGGAGTGACGCCACAGAAGACTGCCATGATCTATGAGCAGGACGCCGCGAACCGTCAGCTTAAGGACGAGCGCTCCAGTGCTATCAAGCGGCTCAAGCAGGCGTTTGAAAACGGGAATCTTACAGAGAAGAACTGGAATGAGATCCGGGCATGGAACGATGCAATGAGCAACATCAAGCGCCCAGACATGATCATTGTCCCGAACGTGGGCAGTGGTTCGAGGCGCATGGAGGAGGAGCTCCGCAACGAGTCGCTGGTCGAGGAGCGTATGGGCGGGGGTGAGTGATGGGGTTCAGCTACGAAGACTACCTATACTCTGAGACCGCTGCGCGTATGGGGATCCAGAACCGTCCCAGCGCACAGCAGGAAGCCAACATCCGCAACATCCTGATGCCCGTCGCCGACATGGTGTTTGAATTGGCGGAGAAGCTATGGCCTGGGAGCATGAGCGAGAAGGTTAAGGGTGGGTCGCTGCACTCTGGGTTCCGCGGGGTCACACTTAACGCGGCCATTCCTGGTGCAAGCTCCACGAGTGCCCACTGTGATGGGCTGGCTGCCGACATCTACCCCATGAATGGGAAGGTAGAAGCGCTGTTCGCCGCCATACAAGCAACACCGAGCATCATGCGACTCATCGACCAGCTCATCCTTGAACGTGGGTGCGTTCATGTTGGGATGAGTGCTAGCCAGCCGCGCCGGCAGATCCGCGGCGAGGTCTATGTTAATGTGAATGGACGGAAGGTCAGGACATACCCATTGATCAAAGTCTGGCAGGAGTCCTGAGTGCGTAAGTGGTTCTCCAATGCGTTCGACGTTTTCGCTCGGTGGTATCGAGAGACTCATACCAGCTCGGCTACGGGCATGCTGTCCAATCGTAGCCAGGCTTACTCCTTTGTGATCCTGTCAATCATGGGCGTGCTCGTCTATGACGGCATCAAGGCGGGTGTCCGAAGGGACTGGACTGAGGCCGCGGTAGCGATTCTCGCGGCAGTAACAACCGGCAAGGTTTGGAAACGGGGGGTGAAGAGTGATCCTAAACCTGTGGAGCAAAATACCGGTCCCGGCTAGGACGTTTCTGTATGGGATCCTCGCGGCGCTGACGTCCTATGGGGTGGTGACAGCCGCCCGTGGATGCAACCGTGGGGTTACCGTCACAGATACATGGAGTGGGCACCATGGGGCTGCCCAGGTAGAGGCCGCATACGCAACCCAGCACCAAGAGGAGTCGGCAAAACATGAGGCAGAGGCCAAGGCCCACGCAGCAAAGGAGCAAGAGTTACAGGCCAACATCGCCACCCTCAAGCGAGAGCTGGCGCAGGCCAAGCAGAAGCCCAAGCCTGTGGATGGGGCCGAGCCTGGTGCTGGGGGAGATGATTCTCCCGTTGTCGAGAAGCTCGAAGCGATTGTGGCCGAGCAGGACAAACTGATCTCAGAGGTCACAGCCGACAGGGACAGCCTGCGTATTGCCCTGGCAGAGAGCAAGCTGGCGACCATCGGCATGAAGGCCGCCTTCGATGATGAGTCTCTGGCCCGCCAGCAGCTACAGGCAGCCGTGGCGAAGGTGAACGCTGATGCCCAGCGTGAGGTCGCCCGTGCCGAGTGGCGTGGTGGTGCCAAGGGCGTGGTCCTCGGCGCCCTAATCAGGTCCCTATTTTAGGGCATAAAAAAAGGGGAGAGCCCGAAGGCCCTCCCCTACCGGCACTTCTCCTAGAGGTCAAGCCTCTGGCTGGTTGCGTGTAGTCCGCTCCTCTCCATCCGTTGTTTCATCACATCGTTTCACCACAGGCCAATGCCTAGAGGCCAACGATAGGTTGCGCTCAAAGGCTATCTCGTCGAACTCGGAGTAGTCCTTGGCGATTACTTCATCCTCGATCTCGTCGAGGTTGGTCTTGTCCGTGACATGGACCGTAGTCCAGAGCGTGTCCTTGTGCGCGAAGATCGCACGCTTCGTCATCTTGGGAGAGACGAACGTGAGCGGGGCCTTGAGTCGCTGGATCCCGAACTCAGTGACCACTGTGCACTCGCCCATAGACAGGATGTTGATGTGCGAGTGCTTGTGGATCTTGCCAACGAGTAGCTTGTTCTTACCGATGAACATCTCGCGGGCGTATTGCCCATCCGCGTAGTAATGGCGGAGCGGGAAGTCGGACTGTGGCAGCATCAGCAGGGCGTCTTGAAGAAGGAGGATACCCTCACGGACATCCTTGGATGTGAGTAGCTGGCCTATGTGTTGCGCTAGATCATGGCTCATTTGGCTCACCGGTCGGGAGTATATCAAGGACAGCATTGCATAGCCGGCACATGGTAATCACTGGGGCTGGCCTAGCGTAGAAGGCAACCTTCCCGTGAGCGAGGGAAGCCTCTTCATCCACTTCTAAGCAGTAGAAAACTCCAAGCAAGTGGTTGCAGTTAGCCATGCCCCCTCCGTGTCTGTGAAGCCACAAAGGAAGTGTAGCTATTGTGGCCCCACAAAACAACGTGGTCCGCGAGACAGGATTTGAACCTGCGACCCCCTGCCCCCAAAGCAGGCGCTCCACCAGACTGAGCTACTCGCGGGTGTTAGTTCGCCTAGTACAAAGTTAGCCGACCATGGGCGGGCGTGACTTCTTCGCCTTACCGAACACTGCATCGCGGAACTCGTCACACATGGCTTCGAGTGTCACTGGGTCCAGATCCTCAAGACGATACTTCGGCCCTTCCGTAAAACCATCCTCCCGTTTGCCGGGGGGCAAATCGACCAAGACATAATTCGGGACAGTGAACGGCTTGAGTTTTACTTTGAAGGTTGCTTCCATGTTTTCTCCTTTTGTTTTCGTCGTGGCTCGGCTAACCGGCTCGCTCAACCCGGACGCCTGACGGCGCCGGTTAGCTCGAAAGTTGGGCGCTAATCCCGCTTACTGTCTGGGTAATCCTCAATAACCCTGAATATCGAGGACAGTGGGAATTTATGGGTCACTCTCGATTGGTTGTGCTCGAAGAGGACGCAATACATCTGCCCCTTTGTAAATGCGTTGATAGCATTTCCATAGATAATTGGTAGGCTGCTTTCATTCCTCTGTATTTCGATTCTCACTTAGCCTCTCCCTCAAGGTTGCGCTCAACCCAGCGCTCCACTCGGACCCTGCCGCAAGTCCGATATTTGAAAGGTTGTGGCTCACCTGCGGCAGGGCCGGTGCGCTTGAGTCGTTAGACCGCTCTCGGGAATCGCCGATCAAGTGCTTCCACGGCGGCCACAGCGATGGCCGCGACCTGGATCAGTCGCCGACGCCCCTTGTCAATGCTCCCCATGCAGAGCATCCGCCGTGCCCACCCGTTGTAGTCGGCGATGATTTCGTGCCAGTCGAGTGGGTTATTTTTGTCGTCCTGCGCCGTGCCCCACTTCCCGTCCTGCCGGTTGCGCTCGGCGGCAACCTCCAGCAGCACGGGGTTGGTCGTGAAATTGTTGGCATCGCTCATGCCGGTCCTCCTTTGGTTGGTTTCTATTCGCGGTCTAACCATGTCGCTCAGCGTCGGACCCCTGCGGGGCCGAGCTAGCTCCGGGCGTTGGGCGCTACTCATCGCCGCAGGGGCGACAAAGGTAAACATCTTCTGCCTGGTGCCACCCGTCGCCTTCGCAGATGGGCTTGCCGCACGCCTCGCAGAAAGACACGAACTCGCGGTCGTTGATGGCGAGGATCTGGGCTCCCTTCGGAAGGCGGGCTTTGATGCCCTCAAGCGAGGTGGCCTGAAAATCGAGGGTCAGCCGGTACTCGATCTTGAAGACCTCGCCCAACCCTCCGCTCAACTCGGACCCCGCCTTGGGTGTTTCTCCCCCAGGCAACAGTCCTGGATTATTTGCTACATCTCCGATCCTCATTTCTTCCCTTTCTCCGGCGGGGCCGGTTAGCTGTGGCGTTAGGCCCACGGCCACTTGAAGTTGACTATGTCCTGGACGATGCACCAAGGACGGATCATAGAAGCGGGGACCCACGTGGGGATGGTGTTCAAGACCTCGTCGATCTCAAGGCCATCTGCACGCCACTCGGCCAGGCATCTGGGATCCCCCAAGAAGGTGAAGGACCACTCCTTCGAGTTCCCCCTGACGTGGATGGAAAGTTGTTTCTTACCCATTCGACCCTCCGGAGGCCATCGCCTCGATCTGTTCATTGGTGTAGCCCAGGATGCCGTTCTCGGAGCACGCCGGGTAGCGCCCGGGGACGGACCCGCGACGTTCAGCATAGCAGTGTGGGCACCATGTCGCATGCCTGACATTGTGTGGTGTGGCCTCCCACTCGTGCCCGTTCTCACACCGCCAACGCATCTTGGTCTTGGCGTTAATGTATTCCGTTGACAGGCATGCCCCGCCCATTGCCTCGGCTACCGCCCGGCAGTCGGCGAGCAGGGCGCCCCTTTGCTCTGGCATCAGGCCCCTTGGCATCTGACCTCCACGCACACGATGGAGTCACCATCCCAGGTGTCGATGATCCAGCGTTCTTTGTCACCGGCCCACGCCTTGGGGTGTGGGGTGACACGCATGATGCTGCCGTTGTCGATGGGGGTGGAGCTATTGTAGGGTCGGTAGTTCTTGTCGGTCTTCACTAGATCCTCACAAGGATGGGGGCGTTGATCGCCCGGTAGTGTTCATCACAGATTGAAGCGTTGATGGATGTGGTCTTCGTATTGCTACTGCAATACACCCCATACCCGCTATGCGCATGACCAAATACATGTAGGTCCAGGTTGAGATATCGAATCCGGCTGGTGAGCCTAGGACACCCAATGTCTCGACCATCATCAAGCCTCCCACCACCGGTCGGCGGGCAGTGGGTGACAAGAATATCAGTGTCTTCCGGGATTGCAGCCCACTTCTCGTCAAGGAAGTCAGCCCCCTCCGATGGATCCCGTGGAGCATTGAATGCCCAGTCCATGAACCATGGCTGCCAAGGTGAACCGTAGATGCGGACCCCCTCGACCACTGTCTCCTTGTCCACCAGGAGGGTGAC